GGTCGTTGAACACGTAGACGCCGTGCTCGCGGTGTAGCCGATCCAATCGATGGTGTTGACGGTCTTGAGGTTGTCGAGCTGTAAGCCGAGCATGCGCTCCAACTGCTGCGGGGTGCCGGTGAACATGGCTCCGTTACACTCGTTCAGCAGACGCTTTTTAAACTCCGGTGCGGCAGTTATCTGCGAGGCGGTGAAGGTTGTCTTAATGGCCTGGGTGTCTGGTCGATCCACGCGGAAGTAGTACCAGGCCTCTTGGGTCACGTCGTTGCGCATGTAGTACAGCGCCTGGAAATTGCAGTTGGCGATGCGCACCACGGAAGTACTTTGGCGCAGAGCCTTGTCCCGCCGTTGCTTGTCGCTGAGCAACTGATCTTCCTGGCGATCAGAGCCTTCCAGCTCGCGTGCGGCGCGTTCGTACTTCTCCAGGTCCAGGTGGAACCAGTACAGGCGGGAGCGGTAGGTAAAGTGGAATTCCTTGCGCTCGTCCCACTCGTACATGAGCAGGCCCTTTTCCTCGGCCGAGTCGGCCAGCAGCAGGGCGCCCTGGTGGCGGGCCTCGTCGAGGTCTTGCTCGATGCGCTTGGCGCGCTCGTCGTCGCCCTCGATGAAGGTCCAGCGCTGATGCAGGTCATTCCAGTCGACCTTTTTGGAGCCGCGCTGCGGGATGACAGCAGCCTCACACTTGAAGCCCAGAGCGCGGGCCTCCTTTGCCCAGCGGCGCATGTTGGCTTTGGCCACCGGTTCGTTGTCCAGTGCCCAGACCAGGCGCGGCAAGCGTTTGTCCGCCTCCTGGCAGGCCTTCTTGAGGGCGCGGAGCGACTCCTCGGGGAAGGGGGCGCTGCTCATCATGGAGACGGCAGGGGTGTCGTGGTGCAGCAGGGCGATGGCGTCGAAGATGCCCTCGACAATGTACAGCTCGTCGACGTCCACCAGCGTGAGGGAAGGCGGGCACCACCAGACGCCTTTATAGCTCTCGCCCGGTTTGAAGCGGGCCTTCTGTTTGCCGAAGCGCTCGGGGCGGTCGATCAGTCTTTCCCAGTAGCCGCCCTTGTCCAGAGGGAAGCGCACGGTGGCGCTGCCGGCGCCGATATCGCGGCTCCAGTAGTTTTCCTGAGTGAACCAGCCGTCAATGAGCTCGAGGCGGAATCCCCGGGCAAACTGAAGGTAGGCGCGCGCGGTGGCGGTTGGTTCCTCTGCGGTGGACGGCGCCTGCTCGCTCCAGTCGTTGAACAGGTCGCTGTAGAGGTCCTTGACGTGGACTCGGTGGTTGCACGCTTCCGGCCGGCCGCAGATCAGCATCCAGGGCGAGTCGTGGAAGGTGTACAGGGTGTTCTTGCCGCACTTGTGCGCCGGGCATCTGCCCTTGCGCATGTAGTTGGTGCCGGTCATGTGCTTGAGACCGAAGTCGGACTCAATCCGGCGGAGCACCTCGCCCCTGAGTTTCTCTTGCATCGTCATGGAGTTGCCTTACTGATTGGCGGCAAGGGCGGCTTGCAGCGCGCCGATGGTGCGTTTGTGGCCGGCAAGGGCCGGGTAGTCGTCGAGGATGCGGTTACTGCGCAAGCCCGCCGGCACGGTGCGGTAGCGGTCGTCATACCAGTGCTCTGTCATGCTCCGGCGCAGCTCGGCGCGCAGGCTGCTGAGCAGCGCCTCAGCCCAGGGCTTGGGCAGGTCCAGCTGGATCGCAACAGCGTTTTGCATGGCGCCTCCTCGGATTGCGGGTGCAACTTCCCCAAACCCACGGGAGTGGGTCTGGGCTTTTGTGGGTTAGCGTGGGGCCTGGTTGGCCAGGTCTTGCAGGAAGCTATGCAGCCTTTCCGAGCGCGGTACCGGCACGATCTTGTGGGTGCGGCGGTCGTGGAAAACGCAACAGTCCGGACCGCTGGCCATGTCTATGCCGATCCAGCGGCTGTCCTTGGGCAAGCGCTCGGTCATGGCCAGGTGGACGAGGCGGTCGGCCATGAACACGGGTACGTCCCACACGTCGACCAGGTGGTTGACGGTGCGGTCGAACAGACTGTCGTCGTGCAGGTGTTCCTGCTGGTGGCGCTCGATGAAGGCAGCGGCGTTGCTCTGCATGCCGGTGCGGTAGTCGTTTAACTCCTGGGCTGTGGGCTGGGCGAGTTGCATGGCTTAGGCCTCCAGGATCGCGAGCATGTCGAGTTGGTTGGTTTTCTCAGCGCTGTCGCGGATGGCTTGCCTACGTTTTACCGAGGGGGCAACCGGGAGGCGGACCCGGGGCCGGTCCAGACCCGAGGTGGTTAGCTCGTACTCCCACGACAGGGAGCCGCCATAGGTGGCGCCGCATCCTAGGTTGGTGCACTCGCCATACATGGTCTTGAAGATGGGCGTCTGCTCTTCCGAATTGCGGATACGCATCCGGCTGCCGCAGGCCGGGCATAGACACTTGTAACCGCCGCCGTGATTGGTGCTCATGAACTCTCCCCGCCGCGAGTGCGGCATTGGCCGAAGCCGAAAAATGCGACGCTTCGTGCGCCTACTTCTGTTCCTGGTTGCCCGGGTTTTTCCGGTGCAACGTGATTACTGCTCCCACCTCGGCGTGCCGTGCGGCAATGTGCGCGCGGTGGGCGGCGATAATGTCGGCGAGCTCGGCCTCGTCGAGGCGGCCATCGGCTAAAGCCTTGGCAATGATCTGGTCGACCTTGCCCTCGGCTACGTCGGTGACCAGGGAGCGCTGGTAGAGGTCCAGGTTGTCGAGCGGGGTATCGTCCGGCATGGGGACGAAAACGCCGCCGTAGAGGCCCGAAACGTAGTCGGGCAGGAAGCTGGTACCGCCTACCCGCTCCAGCTGGCGGACCTGCTCGTCGGTCAGCGGGCGGTGGCCGGTGTTCTCGTACAGCTTGTTGTCAAACTGCTTGAGGTCCAGCCCCAGGTGGGCGGCGGCGCACTCGCGGCCTCCCGGGAAGGCGCCGACGGCGGCCATCACAGCCTTGCGGCGGCTATCAAGAATTGGGCGGGTCATGTTCTCGTTTTCTCCCTGGGACAGCCGCACTACTGTGCGACCGTGCCCTCCTTGATGCCGAGCAGTACGGCAGCGCGGTGGGCTTCACCGCGTTTGCCTTTCTTTCGACCGTTCAACAGATCGCTGACCAAATTCTTGTTCAGACGGTGTTTGCGGCTGAAGTCGGCAATGGACACGCCTTGGCGGTCCATCTGCTCGCGGACTTGATCAGGTGTGAGGGGGGCGGGCATAGTGTTCCTATGTGTTCAATCGTGTTCATGTGAGCTTCATTATGCCCAACTGTTTGGGCTTGTAAAGGCAATTTGCTTGAAAAATTGTGCATCCTCGGATTTACCCCCATTGAGTGCAGGTGAGCGCCTGCGCGAAGAGCGCTCGCGGCTGGGCTTTAAGCAGGAAGAATTTGCGCAGATTGGTGGCGTAAATCGAAACACTCAGGGGAGCTACGAGAAGAATGAACGCACCCCAGACCTCAACTACCTTTCGGCGATTGCGGTTCAAGGTGTTGATGTGCTTTTCGTCGTGACAGGTGTCAGGTTGCTGGCTGCTGCCGGCTCGCTGAGTCCCATGGAAACGAGTCTCCTGGAGGCCTTCCGCGCGCTCACCGAATCCGACCAGGACACGCTTACACGCATGGCCGCGGGCCTAGCCGCAGTCAGCAAAACCACCTAGCAAAGAAGGATCTAGAAATGGATTTCAAGGGTTACCAGACACCTGCCTGGCTTTCGCGTTTGCGCCGCTCCCTCGTAACCGCTGCGTTGGTGATTACTCTGGCGCCGGTCGGCCAGGCTCCTGCCGCCGACTTGAAGCCGCTTCACTTCGCCACGGTCGGCGAGATGATCGAGGATCTAGGCGACTATGCGGCAGAGAACGGGACTTTCAAGCTGCTATCTACAGAGCCGCTAAAGATCCAGCTGGCACCATCTATCGTTCCGGGCGACCTGCCTGAAAACAATGCGCGCGAGATTCGGCGCGCTGCCCTGTACGGTGTTTATCGCACATTGGTCCATACCGATGCCGACAAAGTGACGTCGGTAGCTGTGCCGCGAGAGGTCAATATCCGCGAGCAGACGTCCAAGGTGCTGAGCAAACCCTCGCTTTCAATCACTGTCACGCGCGCCCAGGCGCTGAAGGCTGCCGGCCAATTCCTAAAGGTGCAGTCGGCGGCGGACCTGGTGCGCCCCGAGCAGGCCGGCACCATCCAGCTGGATAACTGGGCTCCTAAGTTCGAAGATGCTTACATGACGGACAAGGGGCAGATCAGGCTGCTTGAAGCCATCAAAGCGGCTGGTGGAGACCTGGTGAACAACGGCTAAAGTAGCCCTGCTTGCATATTTGGAATTGGCATTACCGTCGGAGTACTGCCAATGAAGGAGTAAGCAGATGTTGTTGGAATCGATAGCGGTTGACCGTCCGGATGAACTGAGTTCAGCGTTGCCGAGGGCGCAATGCATAACCCCTCAAGAGTGGCTGCTGATAAGACTCTATCGTCAGTTAGAAGAGCAGGAGCAGTGGTTCATCCGCCGGGCGGTAGAGGGGCTTATCGCGAAGGACTCAATGCCCGATTGATACACGAAGGCCCCTTTACGGGGTCTTTTGTTTTTCCTGCATCCGCCTCCACTCTCGATCCAGGGCACGCTTGGCTGATGCCTTGCTCTGGTAGAGATGGGTTAGGCGGCGGGGCTTGGTTTGGTCGCCCTCGGTGACCTTATGCTGCTGGCCGGTCTTCTCGTCGCGGTACCAGGTTACAAGGCCGGTGTAGTCGCCTTCGTCATCGGCCAAGTCGCCCAGTTCGTCGCCGTCTGGTAGTTGGGACTCAAGCTCCATAGAGGTGGTGAGGCTGTCGGGCGTGAAGCTGTGGCGCAGATTGCCGCCGAGCCAGATGATGGCGGCGATTTCCGCCTTGATGCCGGTCAGGCTATAGGTCTGATCCGGGATCAGCTCCGGGCGGCCCCTGGCCAGGGTGTAGCTGAGTGTGGCGGTGCCGCGCTGCAGGCGGTTCCACTCTGCACGGGCGGCCTGCAATGCGCTGGCCTGGTCTGTGAAGCTGTGGCGCAATTCTTTGATGTTCTCGCCGCCGCCGGCGATGGCCTCTTTCTTCTCCGCGCTGTTCACCTCGTAGTAATAGGCCTTCACGCCGGTATAGGAGTCGCGGTCGGCCTGCAGGAAGCGGTGCTGATCGCCGTCTGCCCGGGTGAGTGTGACGTGGGGCAGAGATAGGCCGCTTGCGGTAGTGGCCTTGCCGGTGGGCAGGAATAGCAGGCGGTCGGCCTTCACGGTGGCGATGGCATCATGCTCTCGGCCGAGACGGCTGAGCAGGTTGGCGTCTGACTCGTTGGCTTGGTCCAGGTGCAGCAGCTCGATGCCGGCGAGCACGGCGCTGACCACGGGGGTGAGGCCCTGGGCGGTGGCGATGGCACCGATGACCGTGCCCAGGGTGGTGGCGTCGAAGCTGCGTTCTTTCTTTGCCTTGAGGCCGCCGCGTAGGTCCGCGCTGCGGGCGCGGATGCTGAGCGTGTCCGGTGCGCCGCTGTGCTCGGTTTCGTCCACGGTGAAGCTGCCCTTATCGATCAGGCCGGTGTCATCCCAGCCCAGCCAGAGGCGCACGGTGGCGCCCCGAGGCGGGATGGCGAGCAGACCGTCGTGGTCGCTGAGGGTGATGTCGAGCTGATCGGCCTCCAGTCCCCGGTTGTCGGTGAGCTCGATGCTGATCAGGCGCGGTTGCTGGCCGCCGAGCAGCAGGGCGGTGATGTCGTTTCCGTTGACCACTACCTTGCAGATCGGCCGCGGATAGGCGGTGAGCTCGCGGTACTTCTGGGCGGCTTGGCCGAGTAGCTCGCCGGCTTGATTCAGCAGGCTCACAGCAGACCCCCGAGAGCACCGCGCAGGATGCCGCCGACCGAGCCGATGAGACTGCCGAGCATGTCGATGCGGCCGTCGTCGATGCGCTTGAGGCTGATGGTGAACTCGTAGCGGCGCGGTGTGCCGTCCTCGAAGAATACCTGCTGCGTCTCGCTGATCGAGGTGATAACCCAGGTGCCGTAGATGCGGCCGGTGCCGCCGATCAGGGGCCACGCCTTGCCGGTGTCGGCCATCTTGCGCAGCACGTCAAGGCTGAGGGGCGAGCCGACCAGGCCGGGCAGCAGGGTGCCGGGCAGCGTGATGGTGTCCTCGCCGCGGCCCAGGAACTGGCTGGCCGGGTTGGTACCGATGCGGCTGGTGGAAGCGTGGCGCCACTCAGTGGTGCGCTGAAGCTCCTGGTAGGCGAGCGTTGGCAGTCCGAAAACGAACATGCCGAGGGTCATCATCATGGTGGTTTACTCCTGGTCACCCAGGCGCGAGCGGATGCGGGCGGCCTTGGCACGCTCGCGTTCGTCCAGCAACTGGTTGAGCATGTTGCGCAGCCCGTCAGTGTCGGTGCCCGGGGTAGCGCTGATGTTGATTTCGATGGTGTCGCCCTGAACAACGATGCCACTGCCTGAATTGGCCGACAGCGGTGGGCGGTTGTCCATGGCCATGGTGCCGCCGGCAGCTCCGAAGCCGATGGCCCCGGCCGCAACCATTTGCTTGCCCATGTTGGTGACTGCAGCCAGCGGCCCCTGCTGGCCCTTGACGAGCCCTTGCTCCAGGCCTGCCATGGTGAAGCCGCCTAGGCTGGCGAAGACGCGCGACGGCGAGTGGATGCCGAGCTTCTCTTTGAACCAGGTGATGGTGTTGTCTGCGGCGCCGGTGATAGCGCCCTTCACTGCGGCTAGGCCATTGGTGATGCCCTGGACCATGCCCTGCATGAGCATGGTGCCGAACTCGCTGAACTTGCCGGGCATCTCGACGCCGAAGTAGTTCATTACGCCCGCGAAGGCGCGGTAGAACAGGCCCAGCGGGGAGAAGTTGAGGATCAGCGCGGCGATGCCGGCGAATCCACCGTTGAAGCCTTCCTTCACCTCTGCCCATAGGCCCAGGAAATAGGCCTTGATGGGGTCCCAATACTTGTAGATTAGGTAGGCGGCAGTGGCGATGGCCATCACGGCTAGACCGATGGGGTTCATCAGCAACGCACGGCCGAGCCAGAGTACGGCCTTGCCGGCCCACAGCAGAGCGGTGCCCATACCCTTGACGGCAGTGACAGCCGTAAGGCTCTTGATGCCGAGGAGTGTGAGGCCGTAGCGCAGCATGGCGAATGGGCCTAGGAAGCTGGCCATGGCCAGAGTGACGGCGCCGAAGCCTGCAGCCAGCGCTGCGATGCCGGCCACTGTCTTGAGGATTTGCCCGGCGAGCGCGGGGTTGGCCTTGACCCATGCGGTAACACGGCTGGCCACGCTATTGAAGCTCTCGATCAGCTCGATGAGGGTCGGACGCAACGTCTCGCCCAGGGTAGCGCTGAGGTTGAACGCTCTGTTCTTGGCCATATCTAGACGGGCCGAGAGCAGCTCGGCGCGTATGTCCGCCTCGCGCTGCATGGAGCCTTTACCCGCTTCGTCGTTTGCCAGAGCGAGCTGGCGGCGATACTCGCCCATGTTCTGTGCGAGCTTGGATGCGTCGTCGCCGAACTCCTTGCCGAACAGTTGAGTGGCGACGCTGAGCTGCTGGTTTTTCGGCAGCTTGTTGATAGCGTCCAGCACGTTTTTCAGAGTATCGGTGGCATTGGTTGCCATGCCGTTCTGCAGCGCCTCAGCCTCAAGCCCCACCGCTTTTAGGCCTTCCTGGAAGCGTTTGGGCTGCTGGGTGGCGATAGCGAGCTCGCGGATCATCGCGTTGGTGGCGGTGCCAGCGACTTCGGCGGTGGCACCCAAGCTCAGAAAGGTGGAGCCCAGCGCGGCGGCGTCCTTGTAACTCATACCTACCGAACTGGCGACGCCCGCCGTGCGCTGCAGGACGTCGATGATGTCGGCGCCTTTGGACTTGGCGTTGTCGTCCAGGTAGTTGATGGCGTCACCGAGCTGGTCCACGTTCTTGATTGGCACCTTGTACAAGTCCGCAATGCGCGCCAGGTTCTCGCCGATCTGGTCGGCGGGCAGCTCGAAGGCAGTGGCGGCGTTGGCGGCGACCTTGGCGAAGCTGAGCAGGTTGTCTTTGCCTTGGACGCCCATGCGTGCGGCACCTTCCACCAGGGCGGCGATTTCTGTGGTGGCCATGGGGATGCGTTCGCCCATGGACTTGATGGCATCGGCCATTTCGAAGTAGGTGGCTGTGAGCTGGCCATTATCGTCGCGCGCTCCTGACACCTGCTTGGCGACGCCTGCCATGGCGTCCTCGAAGCTCATGTAGTCCTTGACCATGCTTAGCACGGGCACGCCCATTGCCGCCCCGGCAGCCGCCGCACCGGCGCCGGCGCCGGCCATGCTGCCGGCAAGTTGTTGAGTTTTATCGTACCTGGCACGGGCATTTGCCAGCCGCTTTGACTGGGCAGCCAGGCGTTGCATGCGCTGGGTCTGCTCGCTTATCTGTTGATTGGTACTTGCGATACGGTCGCGGAGTTCGCGCTCGCCCTGCACGAGATTGCGCGTGCTGATACCGGCGGCGCTGAGCTTGCTTCGTAGCCCCTGCAGCTCGGACTGCTGTTCCTGGTGTTGTTTCTTGAGGGTGGTGGCGGCGCGGATGGCGTCCTGCATGTCCGCCGTCATCTGCTTGGTCGGCGCGCCGGTGGCAGCCATCTGGCGGCCGAGTTCCTTCACTCGATCACGCGCACCCTGGAGCGCGGTTCCGGTGTTGGCGCTGATCGCGCGCAGGCGTTGCCAGCTGCTGACATCGTTCTGCGTTGCTTGCAGCTGCTTGAGCTGGTCGCGGGACTCCTTGAGTGCACGACCGAGGCCGACGCTTCCTTGCATCACTGCGCGGATGGGGCGGGTGGCGCGGTCGATAGCCTGGAGGATCACCTCCATTCTCAGATCATTGGCCATCGCTTTTCTCCCAGCGGCTTCTGGCCCGCTCGCGCCATTCCATCAGTTCCGACAGGGGCAACGGGTCCAAGTCCGCCGGCCCCCAGTGAAAGACCATGGCCAGGTCGGCCATGGCTTCTTCTACGCGACGAGGACAGCTTCCTTCGCCGACTTCTGCAGCAAAAAACTCGCAACAGCCAGCCCGCACTGGAACAGGTCGGCCGGGTCCATGCGGCCGACCTCGATGTCGGTGAGGCTAGGCGTGCTGATGCGCGGTAATACCTTGCGCAGGGCGAGCACGTCCATCTGTGCCAGATCGGACAGAGTCACGCCGCGCAGTTCGCCGCTCATGGGTTTGCGCAGTGTTACCTGCTCGATCTTCTGCTCGCCGCGGATGATCGGGGTATCGAGGTCGATGACTTCCTCGTTAGGGTTCTTGGTCGGGGCCGGTGCAGCCGCTGCAGCGGTGGTGCTGTCGTCGTGCTGGGCTTCTGGGGTTTTCATGGGGTGGTGCTCCTTGGTTCAGGGGGGAAGGCCGACATGGGGCCGGCGGGTGGCGGATCAGAGGCCGATGTTCCTGCGGTGCGCGGCGAGCAGGTCTACGCCGTCGACGATGAACACGAAGTTAAGGAGGTCGATTTCGGTGATGACCTCGCCGTCGACTGTGAGCTTGTAGTAGGTGCAGGCGGTGTTGATCTTGTGTTCGGTGTCTTCGCCCGGGGTGGATTCGCCGAAGTCGATCTCTTCATGCCGGCCACGCACGGCGATTTCCACGGAGCTGATGCTGCCGTCGTCATCGCGCTGGACCGAACCGGCGAAGCGCAGGGCGATACCATCGGCACGTACGGCGCCGAACTGGCGCAGGGCGAGCAGGTCCCAGCCACCGAGGGTCCACTCCAAGGCGATGCCGTCATCGCCAAAGCCGAGGTCGACTTTCACTGGGCCATCCATGCCGCCACCGCGGTAGTCCTCCATTTTGCGGGACATCTTGGGCAGGGTGACGGTCTTGGCAATGCCGCCGTAGACGTTACCGTCGTTGAACAGGTTGAAGTGCTTGAGCTTCTTGGCTAGGGCCATGGTAGGGCGCTCCTACAGCGCGGCCTGGGCCGCGCGGGTTAATGGGATCATGCCTTGACGCTCTCGGCGAAGGTCATGAGGTAGCGGTCGGTGATGCGCTGGCGGAACAGCAGGTTTTCCAACGGCGGGACGGGGGTGTAGTCGTAGTCGAGGAAAAGTTTGCCGGCCTTGAGAGTGTTGGCGTCGTTGGCCGCCGGGTCGAACCAGCACTGGCCGTCGATGATGTAGCCGCCGGTTTTCAGCTCGCGGAACTTGGCGTTTACGCCTTCGATGATGTCTTTGACCAGGCTGGCGTGCATGGGCTTGTCCACAGCCCAGAAGTGGGCCTCGGCCATGGTGTCGGCCAGCACCTGGGCGGTGCGGGTGTAGTTCTCGAAAGCGAACAGCGGGTCGGCGCTGGTGGTTCGGTTGCCCCAGAAGCGGAAGCCTTCGCGACGGATCAGGGTGGTGACTTCGGCTGCGTTGAGCAGGCCGGCGTCGGTGGCGGGGTTCTGCAGGTCCCAGAAGATGTCCTTGGACAGGCCCGACACACCGTTGACCGGCACGTTGGACAGGGTTTTGTGCCAGCCGACTTGCTCGTCGATCTTGGCGCGCAGGCCTAGGGCGCGAGCTACGGCCGAGGCCGGGGCGTTGGTGCTGGTGGCGGTGTCCCAGTTGACGAAGTCCGGCCAGATGAGCATGAGCTCGCGGGAGCCGAAGCCGTCACGGTAGGCGATGGCCTCGGAGACGTTCTCGCAGTCCCAGGCGCTGGCGTAGGAGAAGGCACGCATCTGCTCGGCGATGGCCGCCAGCTCGGTGGTGACGGCGAGGTTGTCCAGGCCAGGTACGCCCAAGATGCGAGGACGCACGCCGAGCTGCACTTCGGCCGCCAGCAGGGCCTTGAGGCCGGTGTACTGACCCTGGGCTGTGACGCCGCCGATGATCTTGGTGGTTTGGTTCGCTTCCTTGGCGGCATCGTCGGCGCCTTCGCCGTCGGCCACGCGCACCACAACGGTGACGGGGCTGGCCTGGTCAGCGATGGCGTCCAGGCTGCGGGCCAGGGTGCCCAGCTCGCCAGCTTTGCCGGAAGCGGTGAGCACGTCGGTGAGCAGGACCGGGGTGTTGAGCGGGAAGGTAGCCGCGTCGGCGTCGCTGCCGGTGCAGACCATGCCCACCACGGCGGTGGCGATAGTGCGAATGGGGCGGATGCCCTCGTTGATTTCGAGGACGCGAACGCCGTGATGGTAGTCGGTAGCCATTAGGCAGCTCCTGGTGGGCGTGATGCCGTTTCAGTGAGCCTTGAGAGTGACGCGCGCGCGCAAGCGGGGCGAGCGGCGGGTGGTGTAACGGGGCGCGCTACAGGATGCGCAAGAAAAAGCCCCGACTCGCAGGGCTTTTTCAAGGTGGTGGGCGAGCGGCAGGAATTGTAGGTGGTGGCGCTACAGGACGAACTATCTATTGGTCCTTACTAAACTTCGTCTGCGATCCATGCTGGTGCTATTGGACGGTGCTCGCTAACCGGAAAGTCCGGCGATTGCGGCCAGTCGCGTAAGGCCCGGATGTAGGACAAAAGCTCGGCGTATTGCTCTGCCGTTATCGTGGTTTCAATGGCCTCTTCGACCTCATCACGATGTCGATCACGTACCCAGGTAACCCGGGCAATCTCCGCATCACGCCAGGCACGCTCGACGGTGTCAGGGTCGACCGGTCGCGTGGACTGGAAAGCCAGGAAGCTCAGGTAGAGCGCGTCATCATCAGCAACCTCAACAATGTCCGTCCAAAAGCTTTTGTCGGGCTCAGCTTCGAAGGAAAAGCGAACAACCCCATCAATCACTTGAAGGTGCTTCATATGAAATAACCCGTAATAAATGCGTTAAATATCGGAGTGCCCGAGGCCGCGTTACTTGCCGACACCCACCAGGTCTGCGGCGTAATGATGGCTAGGTTTGAAAAGGCGGACGTGTACAAGCCGCCAGCAGTGCTAACCGTTGCGGTTTGCCGCGCAAGCCCAAAGCCGTTAGCGGCGGAATAGATATCCATCGAGACGGTGCCAACACCAGAACTCCCCAAGCCCATCAGCCCGTTTGCGCGGACGGCGTTAAGGGGAACGGCCCCAGCTAACGGAATAGGCGCATTGGCAATTGCCGCCGCCCCGTTAAGGATTTGTCTCGCGCTTACCGTGACCATTCGATCTTCAACGAAACAGATATCGAAGTTTCCGGCACCACCGGTCGGCACGACGGTTAACAGAGCGGACGCCGTGAATCCGTTCGGAGCATTGGCCCCACTGTAAAGTACCGGGGCAGCCGCAGCCGTAGCATTCACGGCCATCAGACTGCGCACTTTAGTGTCCGGGTTATACAGCGCATACAAAGCGACATAGCCACTCACTGGGGAGGCGCCGACATCCATCGCCCCCAACCCCTTGACCGCCGACGCGAGATTGACCGCCTGACTAAACGCTTTGAGCCTATAGGACTTGCCGGCAGCGTCTTGCAGCAACACTTCGTCAGCGATAAAGGTGGCATTGGCCGAGGCCGCTGGAATATTCATACGCCCTTTCGAGGCGCCTACCATTGGCCCCATCGCCTCGACTTCGGCCTTCGTGTAGGCGTCCTTGATGCCGAAGTCTGCCAGCGTTTCCGGGTTCGTACCCGCAATAACACGACCGAGCTTGTCCACGGTCAAGCTACGGTAGGTGCCAGCGACGATACCCGTGCGCCCTGCTACCACTTCAAAGGTCAGCGCAGTGGTGCCCAATACAATCGGCGCATCCGTCACCAGTTGCCAAACACTATCGCCATTGGCCGTGCCCTTTTCAACGCTGACAAATAGCCCAGGAGTTACCTCCACGCTGGCATCTGCATCCTGAGCACGCTTCCATGCGCCCGCTGCGGGAACAACGTATATCCCGTTCTCCTTTGCTTGGGCTTGGTCTTTCACCAACACGCGAGCACCAGTCGGCAACAACTCGCCGTCGATGGTTTGAATACCGCTCAGGACGATGTTAGCGGTGGTCGCCACCAGCACCGAATGCTTGAAGTCCAACTTCGCGAGGGCTTCGATGACCGAGGTGTCGACGTATTCACGGGTCGCCAATACGATGCTGGGGTCGATCTTCAACTCAATGTTTGCCGTACTGCTGACGATCAGGTTGATCCGAATTACCTGCGTCCGACCGGAGCCTTGGGCGAGCAGCGGCTTGTACGTGGGCGCGCAGTTGGCAACCGCTACCATGTCCCCGTCCGCGTCGTACAGCGCAAGCTCTCGCACCCACCAGCCGCCGATGCTCTCCGGGATGATCTGCTCGGCGATGATTATGCTGGCGTTGGTCGGATCGATCTTCACCTGATTGAGCGGAGCACGTCGGCGCTCATTGATCAGCTTGGTTTGCAAGCGGTTGGGGATAGGGGCAGTTTCGTTGGCATCCCCCACCCCCATCTGGGCGAAGGTCCAGGACGTACCGAGAGCCGCTGCGTTAGCCTGTTTGGCTTCGCCTACGGCGGTGAGAATCGCGAAGAACTGGCTGTTTTGATCGGTCATGAGTAGATGTCCATCGTGTCAATATGATGTTCGCGGCCACCGATGTTGGTCACTCCGCTGACGTCAATGTCGCGTTGTGTCGGTGGATAAACGCTGAGTTCGTCGCCTTCGTACACACAGGCCCCGATAAAGACGGTGCCGGTGCTTTCCAGGCTGATAGCCAGCTCGATGAGGTGGCGGCTAAGCGGCTTGGCATCGTCGATCAGCCAGGTGAGCTCCTGGTACATGGCCTCGGTGATGCCGGTGTCGAGCACGCCAATCAGCAGGCGGAAGGTGCCGGGCACGCCCAGGGGCAGTTCCTCCCACCACTCCAGCACCTCGATCAGGTAGCCCAGCGGCTCGACCACGCGGCGCAGCGCGCCGATGGTGCCCTTGCGGGAGTGGATGAAGTAGGCGGACTTGATGGCCTTGCGCTTCGCGCCCTCGGGCCAGGACTGGGACCAGCGGTCGACCGAGAAGGCCCAGGCCAGGTAGGGCAGCAGCGCCTCGGGGCAGGCGTCCGGGTTCCAGAGGTCGCGCAGCGGCACGGGCACATGCTCAATCTTCGCCAAGGCCTGGGCGGCGAGGCGCTCCAGCTCGGTAGCGTTGCCCGGCAGCAGGCGCGCGACCATTACTCGGCCACCGTGACGCTGTAGGCGGTGCAGTAAGGCGCCTGGGTGAGGCTGGCGACGACGTCAACCCAGCCGGGCAACTCTACGCGCTTGACGCCCTCGATGTGCAAGGCGGCGTCCAGGGCGGAGCGGTTGACCTCCTGGCCGAGGCGGCGGCGAGCGTTGACCAGGGCTGCAAGGCGGGTCTCGGCGGCTGCGCGGACCGGCTCCGATTCGGGGCCGGAGCTGTTCAGGTAAAGCACGGCCTCCACGGTGTAGGGCAGCCCCTGGGCACTCTGCACGGTAAGGCGGTCGGCCACTGGGCGGCGGTCCTCGTCGCTGAGGTAGGCGGCGACCACTGCGAGCAGATCGGGCGCCGCGGCGCCGTTGCCCAGGGCGCTCTGTACTGTGACGACGACCTCGGCCGGGGCCGGGCTGATCGCCGAAGCATCGGCGACGCGACCGTCTGCGCTGCGGGCATGGAAAATGTAGGCGTTGCGTGGGCCGGCGGTACTGAGACCTTCCATGGCCATCTGGATTCGCTCGCGCAGGCTCTCATAGTCCTCCAGAACAGCCGCCACCGGGGGTACTGCGGACGGGTTGGCCGGGGTGATGATCAGACGTGCGACGTTGAAGCGGGCGCCGATCTGCTCCAGGTCCGCGCCCTGGGCGAAGGGCAGCAGCACGGCAAGGGCGGCCTCGTTGACGCGCTGGCGGAGCAGCGTTTCGCGATAGGCGCTCTCCTGGAGCAGCTTGGTGAGCGGCTCGGACTCCAGGGCGAGGGTGGCTGCGACTTCGGCTTGCTGATCGGCCGGCCAAAGACTGACGGCGTATGCCTTGCGCCCGGCGAGGATCGCCTCGTAGTCGATCTGCTCGATTACGACGGGCGCTGGCAGTCGACTGAGGTCGATAGGGGTAAAGGTGGTGGTCATGTTGAGGCCCCCAGGCTCAGCGGTACGCGAAGGCTGAGCGCTTCATTGGTGTCGGTGACGGTCCCCTCGATGTCCAGCACGGCGCCGCCCGGAATGTCGGTGGGGGTGAGTTGCACGCGGCTGAGGCGGATGCGCGGCTCCCAGCGCATGAGGGCCATGGCGATGGCGGCATAGGCCTGCAGGCGGGTGGCGCTGTTGAGCGGCCAGTCCATCAGGTCGGCCATCGGACTGCCGTACTCCCGGCGCATGATGCGGCTACCGAGCGGCGTGGTGACGATGTCGGCGATGGATTGAGCCAGGTGCTGGCGGTCGCGTAGGGTGCGCCCGGTCTTGGTGCTCATGCCGATCATGGGGTTGGTCCTTCCGAAACGGCTGTGCCTTTAGTGATGCCCTTGGTGCGGTGGTTGCGCAGGCTGATGTCGGCGGCGATGACGTCCTCGCTGACGTTCACCGTTCCGGTAACGTGCTGATCGCCGGTCTGGGTGTAGTCACCTTTGTGGGTGATAGGGCCGTCGATATGGATGCCGCCAGTGCTGACCAGGTGAGTGACGCCTCCGTCGGGCAGGATGGCGCGGAGCACATGCGCAACGAAGTCGTACTCGACAACAGCGCCGTCTGGATAGGTACGGCGATGCAGGCCCTCGCGGTCGCCGTTGGCCGGGTTAGCGTCACTGAACAGGCCGACCAAGGCGACTCCCTGGGCGAGCACGCCGGATGGGCTCAGCAGGACGACTTGCTCGCCGACGGTGGGCGGGTCCCATTCCTTAGAGGTGCCTGCGCGCAGTGCCAGCCAGGGCAGCCAGTTGGTGGTGATGCTGCCAGATTTCACGCGGACGCGGACCTTGGCGACGTCGACCTCGGCGATGGTGCCGAGGCGGACGAGGTTTTCGATGAGGCGGGCAAGTTCGGCGAGTTGGTTCATGCCGCTGATGCTGCAGCTCGCGCGCGCGGGGTGCACTTGGCGTGGACTGTAGCGGGGCGCGCTACAGCGCGAGGTCAGGCGGTGAGGTGGACCAAGAGGCGGTCGCGGATCATTTCGAGGTCGGCGTCGGTGAAGCCGAGCAGCTCGCGGCGGTCGTACTGCACATCGGCTTGGCCGCGGCCGGGGCGGTCGCGCAGGCCGTACTGGTGGACGCGGGCGATGCGTGAGACGCGGCCGGCGAAGGCGATGGCGATGGTATTGGGGGTGCTCTGCAGGCGCAGGTACTTAGCCTGGCGCAAACGGGTGAACATCTGGCGCTTGATGCGGCCGACCTTGCCGCGCAGTTGGCGGGGCTTGCGGGCGGCGTAGGGGGTGCCGTCCGGGTTGCGCTGGACGGCAATGCGCTTTTGCTGATTGCGGCGCAGCTCGCGGCCGATGTTGTTGCCAAGTTTTCGGCGCTCGCCTGGGGATAGCTTGGCGAGCAGCAGGCCGGCCCACTCTTCCAGGGCGTGGAGGTTGTCGGTCACAGCTCGAAGTCCGGCTCTTCGGGGTGGCTTATGTCGAGGCTACCATCGCCCAGACGTTTGACGATGACGCGCTCGGTGAGTGGCAGCTTGAGGGACATATCGACCTTGCCGCCGTCCAGGATGTCGGCCTCGAAGGCGATGGCATCCTTTCCGCGTTCCAGGTTGGTGAGTAGCTCCGGCTGCTGGCGGCGCAGCCACTCCAGCACCGGAATGAACACGCTGTCCGGGTGGCCGGCGAAGTCGGTGAGCAGGACCTGCAGAGTGTAGGTGTACTCGAAGGACAGGCCCTTAGCCGCCGTACAGCGGACGCTGCCGGTGTCGATGAAGATGAGCAGCCGGTCGGGGTTTTTCTTGAGGCCTGCGACGGCGGTGAGCAGGTGCTCGCGGAGGCTGTTGGGTTTGTTCATGGATTGGCTGCCTTCTGCTGGCACTCGTAGACCAGGTCGACCTTGGCGGCGCAGGCTGCCCAGTCGGCCTCGGTGATGTCCTGGTCGTCGAGGAGCTCGCCATTGGTGGCTGGATCAGTCGCGCTCAGGGTGCAGCGCGTTACGGCCGGACAGCCAGTCACGATATGCGTCTGCTCCGGTGATGGCGGGGCGCTGCCGCAGGCGGCGAGCAGCAGCAGGCAACTGAGCAGCAGCCCACTCGCGTAGTTCGGCGTTTTCACGTTTCAGCTCCTTGATCTGTTGCTTGCGGACGTCCAGCTCGCGGCGCAGGTCCTGGCCAGTTTGTTGCAGCGAGGTCTGGGCCTGACGTTCATCAGCGAGGGCGGTGCGTAGTGTGGTGATGGTGGTGGCGTCGCGCTCGATACGGGCGTTGACGGTGGCCAGCTTCTCCTGGGCCAGGGCGGTGCGCCCCTGCTCGGCCTCGCTGCGCTGGTAGGTGCCCCAAAGCAGCAGGCCCAGTGCGCCGAGTAGGGCGGCGCTGTAGAGGGCTTGGCGCAGGGTAGTCATTTGCGGTACCAGCCGGCGGCATTCATGTCTGCCTCGTCGAGGACCTGAAGGTCGCCACAGATAACGAGTGGCGCTACTGGCATTACGTGCTTGAGGGCATCGGCCATCTTTTGGCACTGGTCAATGGGCGTTCCGGCCGGCAGAAGAACAGCTCTGCACCCCCCGGTGGGCGACAGGCTTGTCATTCGCTGAACAAGTTCGCTGTATGGGAATCGCTCCGCTTGGTTCTCTACCTTGTTCATGCCGACTCCTTGCTGCAGCCGCAGTTGGCGTGCTGCTCGTAGGCGCGTTCGAGCTTTACGTCGTAGAGGTTTCGGGCGTAAGCCGGGCCGTTATAAGCCTTGGCGAAGGCTGCCCACTTCTTACCCTTGAGAGCCTTGAGCAGTGCTGGGTCGGCTTCGATGAAGCGGACGAACGCCTCGAACTGCTGGTTTTCATCCTGGCTCATGAGACGGACGAACTCGTCGACGCTGGCGTAGCCCAGGCGCTCGGCGTGGTAGCCCATGATCTGGAAGGCGCCCCAACTGGCCGACTCGTTGGCGCAGAGTGCGTCGATCATGCGTGCTTGAGCCAGGCGCTGGTGTTCTGCGGCGCCGCCGATGTAGCCGCCGGGCTTGGTGTTGACCAGGGCGGGGAACTGGACGGCGAGCTCGTCGGCGTGGCGGCGCAGGGCGCTCTGGTCGTCATCTTCGGCGCGCGGCAGGGCCAGGCGTTGGTGCATAACGTGGCGCTCGAAGAGGATCTTCGGCTTGCCGGTGGCCAGGAAGCCGGAGCCGGCGCTCTCCACCTCATTGACGGCGTAGATGGCGGCCAGCTCGACGCCCAGGCGCTTAGCCGCTGCCGCGAGGGTGGCATTGCGCAGCAGCTTGCTGCAGTCGGTTCCGGCCAGGGCGGCGAGGGTCTTCTCGCCGGCCTTGCCGTCGACCACCAGGCCGATCTTGGCTTGATACGCGCGGACGGCCTTTTCGGTTTCGTCGCCGTAGTCGCCATCGGTGGCCAGTTGGACGCCGTGCGCGTTGAGTTGTTGCTGCAGGCGGCGGACGGCGAGGCCTTTGTCGCCGTGCTTGAGAGCTTCGGTCATAGCTGGTCTGCCTTGCGGGTAGCGATGCGTTTGAGGCTGGAGCGCACGAAGTCGGCACCGAGCAGGCCGACCACGCCGCCGAAGAAGGGCGCGAACTGTTCGGGGATGCCGAACAGGGCCAGGCCGTTGCTCACTGCCAGGGTGATGAGGCCGCAGATGAAGCCTTCGCCCAGGGCACGGCGTAGGCTGCCGCCGGAATAGATGAAGCGGGCCGAGGCGAGCAGTGCCGAGAGCACTGCGGCATATATGAGTGGGTGGTGCTGCTCCATCCAGGCGAGCAGCATGGCCCAGGTTTCGGGGCGATCAGGCATCTGTGACATTCCTTGCGTCCTGTGGAAGAGAGTGGGCGAGCTGCACGAATGGCAGGCGGCTAAAGAGCCTGTCTTCCCCTTTGTTGGCGGCGAGGTAGATCAGTCCCATAGGTTCACCACTTGGCGCTGTTCGGGTTGAGGGGCCGCGTCCGGCAGGATGACGGTGGTGCCGTGGGGGATGATCGGGCCGAGGTCGGCGAGGCCTGGGTTGGCGTCGAGAACGGCCTCGGTGACGCCCGCAGTGCGGCCGTAGTAGTGCCAGCAGAGGCTGTCGACGGTGTCGCCTTGGGCGGCGATGACGGTGGCCATCAGTCGCCCCCCTGTTGTTGGACTTGGTCGGGATAGACCCAGGGGCCGTCCTCGGAGACGAGCGCACCTGGAGAGCGGCCGGATTCGACTTCACGGCAAACGGCGTATCCCAGCGGGTGCATGATTTCGCGGTTGATCCGCTCCAACAGACCGAGGCGGGAAATTTCGTTCCAGTCGATGACTTTGGGCTTGTTCATCAGAGCAGCTCCACGGTGGCGTGACTGATGCCTAGGATGGTGCGCAAGGCCTTGCGAGCGTCGCGCCGCAACTGGTCGGGGCTGCTCTCTTCCTCGGTGACCTTCTGCTCGCCGCTGTTGGTTGCGTCGAAGCTGTTGTAGCGCTCGATCAGCTCGGCCAGGGCGCCGCAGTAGATGACGCGGCGGTAGAGGTGCAGCCATTGGCTTTCGCCCTTGATCTGCTCGGCCGGCACGTCGGCCAGGGTGGCATGGCCTTCGGCCTGGCGCGCGGCGCGGTATGTCGCAAGCTCGCGGTTGGCCTCGATCATGGCGTTGACGGTGGCTACTTCGAGACGGTCGTCGGTGACGCTGGAGTCGATACGCATGGCGGCGCGTAGTTGCTGGCCGTCGATATCCGGCCAGAAGTCCGCGTTGCTGATTGGGTAGGCGGCGCTGGTGTCGCCGCCCGCAATGAATCCGCTCATGGTCGGGCCTTGAATTAGTGGGCGGTGGTCGGGGCTTCACAGCGAGGGAAGGAGTCACCCTGCTGATCCGCCCCGAGCCGCCCGGGTGCGGGGGACCGCTCGGTTAGCTGGCGGGGCCAGCGTGTTTCTTGAGGAGGCGCTCGGCGCGCTCCAGGTCTTTCTTGCCACCGCAGCTGTTGTGCTGCTGGATAGCGGTTTTCAGCAGGTCAATACCGGCCTGAATCTGGCCGGGTTGACCGGGGTTGTTCTCGTCCAGGCCGACCAGCGTTGAACGGCCCAGGGCGAGGGTGAGCTTGGCGCGAGCTTCGTCCGGCATGTCCTGTTCCGCGGTGAGCACAGCGGTGCGGGTCAGGATGTCGTGCGGGAATACGCTGCCTGCCTTTTGAGCCGTCAGAGCGGCTTCTGCCACTTCCTCGGCCACCAGGCAGCCAGTGGTGCGGTTGAAGCGGTTAGGTGTCTGCAGGTTATGACGGATGACGTACTCGGCGATGTCCAGACCGCCGGCGTAGTCGCCCGCGTCGAAGCGCCAGACCATGATGGTGACCAGCACGTCGTCCTGGGCGCCCTGGCCGGCGGCAAGGATACCGTCGACGTAGGGCACGTATTCCGGGAGCAACTCGGCCTTGACCTTCGCCTTGTTCTGTTGCGACTGGACCTGTTTGAGGCGCAGTTGATCCTGCTGGAGCTTGGCGAGCATAAGCTCGTAGCTGGTGAGGCCATCCATAAGCGCGGCGGGCGCGGTGCGCGCCGCCTCCTGGGCGGCACGCTTGCGCAGTTGGGTGCGTTGGGCAAGGGTCAGGGCCATGGCTTATGCCTCAGTCGGGGCAGGGTAGGTCATGGCCTCGACGTTCTCCACCAGGGCAACCGCCTCGAAGTCCTCGATGACGTAGGCGTCATTGCTGGACTGGTAGTCAGCAATGCGGTCGTACTCCGGTTCGTCTTTCAGGTGGCGTCGGCGGGCGTCTTCCTGCCAGTAGATGGAGAGGTTCTTGAGGAAGGTGACCAGCACGGTTCCCTCCGGGAAAAACGGGGCATCGACCACTGGCAGGCCGCCGAGACGGGCGCGGCTGACGATTTCCTGTGCTGCGTTCTCTTCCTGGTTGGAGGCTGCGCCTTTTTCCACGGCCTTGAGCAGCTTCTCGTGCATCAGGTCGCGGCTGACCAGTACCACCAGGTCGGGACGGCTGCGGTGCCACGGGGCGAGCATCTGGATAGCGTCGAACACCAGGCCGTCGAGGGTCTGGTAGTCGCCACTGATTCCGGTGTCGACGCCGGCCACCTTGATCACTTTGGTGCCGCCTACGGTAACTTTGCCAGCGACGGCGCCCTCGTCCATAACGTGATCCGCGGCGCCTTCCCGGATCTTCTGCAGCCAGCCTTTGTTGACGTCCTGCAGCAGGGGGTTGTTAGCGCGGTCGGTAGCCAATGCCGCACTGGTACCGTTGAAGCCGATCATGATGCGGTCGAGGGACTGGCGCTCGATGATGGCGTTGGTCAGGCGTACCTGAAAGTCAGGGAACTTGGCCCAGGCGTCGAGTAGCGCGTAGGGGAACGCGGTGTCGAAGTTGGTTTGCTTGCAGGCGTACACGTCCTTGGTCAGTTGGGAGACGTCGGCCGGGTTGCGGCGGTTGCCCGCTGCGGTATTGGTGCGGCTGGCGATGGGGCCATTGACCCCGGCGAGCAGGGCTTCGCCCGTCTGCTCGTTGACGCCGATCAGGTTGATGGCCTTGAGGAAGGCGCTGGATTCCTGCATGGCAGTTTCCAGCGTCTGCTGAACGCTAGGGGCGACGTTGAATTTCTCGGTTGCACTGGCAACGCCGTTCAGCAGAGCGATCTGCGCGGCCAGGGCGGTGAAGGCGAGGCGGGTTACGTTACGCATTAGGTATTCTCCGGGGTGCGGGCTGGGTGGTGTCAGAACGTGGTCAGCACTTTGCCGTCGCCACCCGTAGCTGGTGGGCGGTGCTGCTGGCTGTGGTCTTCGGTGTCACCCAGGCGCTTGAGCAGGTCAGCGAATTCGCCGGCCAGTTTTTCGTGGGCGGTTTGCAAAGTGGTGAGCTTGGTCTGCTCGGTGGTGAAGGCCGATCCCTGGTCCTTGGCGTGGTTGGCGAGCGCCTCCACAGCTTTCGTCAGTTCGGAGAATTGGGCGTCATCCTTGACCGTTTTTTCCTTGCTCTTGCCGAGGGCTTCCATGACCCGGTTGAACAGGCCAAGGGCCTTGTTCTCAGGGTCAGCGACTTCCTCGAAGTTGATTTCAGCTTCCAGGGCCTCGGTGAACATCGAGGTCACGGAGTAGTGGCGATCTTTGAAGGGGCTGGCGTCCGGCTTCTGCGCGGAGAAAGCGAGCACGTCGGTACCCAGGCTTGCCGGCGAGTCGGTCACGGCCAGGCCGACGATGTAGGCCTCGCCGCTGTCGGCGAAGCTCTCGTCGATTTCGATGGAGGTGTAAATTTTCTGCTTGGCCTTGTTCATGGCCACCAGATCGGGGGTTGGTTCGATCTGGGCGAACAGGGCGAGCTTCTTCTGCCCGGCAATCTCGACCTCTTCGGTCTTGACGGCCGTGATGTCGCCGTAGGCCTTGAAGGGGCTGTCCGGCAGCAGGCTGCGGAAGTGTTCCAGCCATACGCGGGCGCCATAGGTGTTTTGGCTGAAGTTTTTGGCGGCCTGCTCCAGCCAAGTGCGCTCGATTTTGCGCTTATCGGTGGTGGCGCCTTCAACGGCAACACGGAACCAGTTAGAGCGGAATTTCTGGGCGGGGGCGTTGCTTGCGGCCATGTGGGCTGTCCTCGATGCGTTGGCGGCGGTTGCCGTTGCGTTGAGGGCATGGTCGACAGTGGAGGAAGGCGCGGCAACGCTCTGAGCATGTAGCGAGGCGCGCTACAGGGCGCGGAGTTAGGGGCTCGCGCGCGTGAGCGGCAGCATCTGCGTCATGAATGCAATCGCCCAGCCCACCACCGATCCGCGCCGCCACGCCAAGTTCCTGTATTGGACGGGCTGGCGCATCACCGATATCGCCGACTACCTCGGCGAGAAAGAGAAGACCCTGCACAGTTGGAAAACACGGGACGAGTGGGACCGGGCGAACAACGTTGAGCGGATCGGCGGGGCGCTGGAGGCGCGTCTGGTGCAGCTGATCCTCAAGGACGGCAAGACCGGCGGGGACTTCAAGGAAATCGATCTGCTGCACCGGCAGTTGGAGCGGCAAGCCAGGATTCAGCGCTACCAGGACGGCGGGACTGAGACGGACCTCAACCCGAACATCGCCAAGCGCAACGAGGGGCCAAAGAAGGCACCCAAGCGTAACGAGCTGGACGAGGGGCAGATCGAGACACTGGTCGAGGCGTTCCGCGACAGCTGTTTCGACTATCAGCTTGACTGGCACCGCGCGGGGAACATGCGCACCCGCATGATCCTGAAAAGCCGGCAGATAGGCGCGACGTTCTACTTCGCCCGCGAGGCGCTGATCGACGCCATCACCACGGGCCGCAACCAGATATTTTTGTCGGCCAGCAAGGCGCAGGCGCACCAGTTCAAGACCTACATGCAGTCCTTCCTCAACGAAGTGCTGGGGGTAAAGCTGAGTGGCGACCCCATTGTCCTGTGGAACAACGCCGAGCTGCACTTCCTGGGAACCAACTACCGCACGGCGCAGGGGCGCAGCGGAAACTTTTATTTCGACGAGTTTTTCTGGGTTCATGGCTTCGCCGAGATCAACAAAGTGGCCTCGGGTATGGCTCTGCACAAGAAGTGGCGTAAGACCTACTTCTCGACGCCCAGCAGCATGGCGCACCCAGCCTACAACTACTGGACGGGCGAGCGCTTCAACAAGGGCAAGCCAACGGCCCAGCATATCCAGCTAGACGTAAGTCACGAGGCGCTGCAGCAGGGCCGGTACTGCGAGGACCGCATCTGGCGCCAGATTGTCACCATCCTCGATGCGGAGGCACGCGGCTGCGATCTGTTTGACCTGGACGAACTGCGTGAGGAATACGACGCGGCGGCCTTCCAGAACTTGCTGATGTGCCAGTTTGTCGATGACGGGCAGAGCATCTTCCCGCTGTCGATGCTGCAGCCGTGCATGGTGGAAAGCTGGGATTGGCCAGACTACAGCCCTTTTGCGATGCGGCCCTTCGGCGAGCGGCCCGTTTGGGTTGGGTACGATCCCGCCGAGAGCGGCGACTCTGCCGGCCTGGTGGTTGTGGGACCGCCGCTGGTGGCTGGTGGCAAGTTCCGTGTACTGGAGCGCCACCAGTTCCGGGGCATGGACTTCGCCGCGCAGGCCGAAACGATCCGGCAGGTTACCCGCCGCTACAACGTGGCCTATATCGGGATCGACACAACGGGCATCGGTAGCGCCGTTGCTCAGTTGGTGCGCCAGTTCTTCCCGGCGCTGAAAACGTTTTCCTACAACCCCGAAGTCAAGACCCGCCTGGTGATGAAGGCGTGGGACGTGATCAGTAAGGGGCGTCTTGAATTCGATGCCGGCTGGATCGACATCGCGCAGTCGCTCATGGCCATCCGCAAGACCATCACCCCAGGTGGACGCCAGTTCACCTATGTCGCGGGCCGCAACGACAGCACCGGCCACGCCGATCTGGCGTGGGCGCTCTTTCACGCATTGCACAACGAGCCGCTGGAGGGCCGGACAGCGGCCAACACCGGCATCATGGAGATCTACTGATGAGCAAGAATCGCAACCGCCGCAGCCAGGACCTGGCGGCAACTACCCAGGCGCGAGAAGGCGAGCTGCTGGTCAAGGATCAGGGTGGCCAGTCGATGGCCTTCACCTTCGGCGATCCGGTACCGGTGCTCGATGGTCGGGAGATCCTCGACTATCTGGAGTGCTGGGCCAATGGTCGGTGGTATGAGCCGCCAGTATCCCTGGACGGCCTAGCCCGCTCGACGAAGGCGAGCGTGTATCTGCAGTCTGGGCTCAACTTCAAGCGCAACGCACTGGCGCGCACCTTTATCCCTCACCGGTTGCTGAGCCGGGCGGCGTTCGAGCAGGTAGTCATGGATTGGGGGTGGTGCGGCAACCTGTACCTGGAGAAGCGCGACAACATGCTGCGCCAGGCGCTTGGCCTGCAACCGTGCTTGGCGAAGTACATGCGGCGCGGTACCGACCTGGTGACTTACTACCAGGTGCGCGGATGGAAGGACGAGCACGAGTTCAAGGCCGGGAGCGTCTGCCACCTGCGTGAGACGGATATCAACCAGGAGGTCTACGGTTTGCCGGAGTGGCTGGCGTCTCTGCAGAGCGCGCTGCTCAACGAGTCGGCCACGCTGTTTCGCCGCAAGTATTACCAGAACGGCTCGCACGCGGGGTTCATCCTGTACATGACCGACGCGGCACAGAACGAGGATTTCGTCACTGACCTGCGCGACGCGATGAAGAGCAGCAAGGGGCCCGGCAACTTCCGCAATCTGTTCATGTACGCCCCGGGCGGCAAGAAGGATGGCATGCAGCTGATCCCGATCAGCGAGGTGGCGGCCAAGGATGACTTCGCCTCGATCAAGAACATCAGCCGCGATGACCTGCTGGCGGCGCTGCGCATCCCACCCCAGCTCATGGGTATCGTGCCGCAGAACGCGGGCGGGTTCGGGTCGATCCGCGACGCCGCTCAGGTGTGGGCGGTCAACGAGCTGGAACCGGTTCAGGCTCGACTGGCGCAGATCAACGATTGGCTTGGAGAAGAGGTGGTGCGGTTCAATCCGTATGAGCTGCCTGCCGCCGTCAACTGA